CGGGTAGTGGCATAGCCGCTGGCACTTATGTTGATGAGAATTGGGATGGTAGTACGAGCGTTCTGCTCTCGGCTGTTACCACGGCATCAGGCACTTTGACGGATGTTTCGTTTAGCTACGCTGGTCGGCATGTGCCGAATGAAACGAATCTTGTCATTAGTTCGCCGGTTAACGACTTCACGATTGCGATGGGGGCTAACCCATACGATCCGACTGATTTCACGACCAACTTTGATCCGCTACTTGTTCGTTGGTCCGATCAAGACAATCCGTGGGAATGGGTGCCGGAGGTTACAAACCAGTCGGGTGAACAACGCTTATCAAGCGGGTCTGAAGTTGTCGCTGCGGTCGGTACCCGTCAGGAAATCTTGGTCCTTACGGATACGTCGATCTATTCGATGCAGTATCTCGGGCCTCCGTTTGTGTGGGGCTTCACCATCCTTGACGAAGACATTTCGGTTGCGTCACCAAACTCTGTCATCTCGGTCAACAACGCGACGTACTGGATGGGTACGGACAAGTTCTTCGTGTACGACGGTCGCGTAAATACGTTGCCCTGTACCATCCGTCAGCACGTTTACAGCACTTTAAATAAAGACCAAATTGCCCAAGTTGTATGTGGCAACAACGAACCGTTTAGTGAGATTTGGTGGTTCTACCCCGGTACAGGTAGCACCATGAATGATCGATTTGTGATCTTCAATTACCTTGATAACGTGTGGACGTACGGTAATTTAAGTCGTACTGCGCTTGCTCCACAGACCATCCGTGATAATCCGCAGATGGCTTTCAGCATCCAAGAGTCTTATTTGGACGTAGATATCAATGCGTCCGTTAATACTATTTCCCTTATTGACGCTTCGTCGTATCCCCGCGCAGGTACGATTGTTATTGATTCTGAGCAGATTACGTATACGGGTGTTACTAACAACACTTTAACTGGTTGCATACGTGGCGTTAACGGAACCACCGCTGCGTCTCATACCGCCTTCACATCTGTACGGTTGACGGCTCCAAACCAAGTGTTGTTCCACGAAGTCGGTTGGGATGATGTTTCCACCGGCACTCCACAGCCCATCGACTGCTTTATTGAAACGTCAGATTTTGATATTGGTGACGGACATAACTTCGGCTACATCTGGCGCATCATTCCTGACATCAAATTTTTAGGATCGACTGTATCTAACCCGGCTGTAGGCATTTCGGTGTTCCCTCGAAATTATCCGGGTTCTGCATACGGGACGCCGGATATTGATACGGTGCAAGCTACGACCGTATTGCCGTATGAGATATACACTGAACAGGTGTACACCCGAATCCGCGCTCGTCAGATGGCGGTTCGGATAAGTTCCACGGCGCTCGGCGTGGCGTGGCAGATGGGTGCTTTGCGCCTTGATATCAGACCGGACGGGCGTCGGTAATGACTGTACCTCGTAACGTAGTTCCGCCGAATCTTCCGGTTGCTCTGCGTGAGTACGATCAGCGGGGTATGGAGCAGTTCAATAATGTCCTGCGCCTCTTCTTTACCCAACTCTCAAACCGCATCAACTCGCCTACCGCACATGCTTCGTACTTTGACACCACAACGCAGACGAATCCTGTAGCCAATACAGTCAATCTGTTTACGTACAATTCGGTTGTTTCTCAGTTTCAGGTTGTTCGCGGTACGCCGACTTCCAAGATTTATGTAAGCAACACAGGCGTATACAACTTTCAGTTCTCGGCTCAGTTAGACAAGACTGGCGGTTCGGCTAGTGCGGTCTACATTTGGCCCCGGATCAACGGAGTCAATCTGCCGGACTCGGCTACCAAGATTGTCATTGACGGCCCCAACAACGAGATCGTGGCCGCTTGGAATTTTATGTTGGTATTGGAAGCCAATGACTATTTTGAGTTGGCTTGGGAGGCTGCCGACACTAACGTGGTCATCCCGTACGTAGCGGCAAGTGGCAATATTCCGGCTATTCCGTCCATTATCCTGACGGTAGCTTGGGTATCGAACTTTGCATCCAACGAATGATACTATCTACCGAACTTGACCCCGTGGGGTGAGTATGTACAACAACGACCCGAAATACACCGATCCCCCCGAGGCAGGCTTAGCCTCCCTTCTGGCTTCCCGTGGTCAGGGCGGGGACTCTATGGTTGTGCATATGGCACCCGAAGAGGTGTCTGGCCTCCAGCAACTTGCCCGGTCGATGGGCGCACAGGAAAGCGATCTTTACAATCCCCTGACTGGCCAGCCCCAGTTTTCGTTCTTGAAGAAGATTCTGCCTCAGATTGCCGGTGCAGTGCTGACGGGTGGGTTTGGTATGAATCCGTTTACTGCCGCTGCCACGGTGGTGGGTGGTATTACTGGGTTACTTGAAGGTGACTTAAAGAAGGGTTTGATGGCCGGACTGGGCGCATATAGCGGAGCCGGTATTTCGGGGGGTCTGAAAAAAGCCGCCGAAGTGGGCACCACCTCGGTTCCAGATAGCACAGTTACTACGGAAGCGGCGGGCGCGGCCACATCCCGAATGGCACCAACCGCTCTAAAAGACAACATTTTGTACGGCGGTGCAGCCCCCAAAACATTCGACATTGACCCAACTCGTGCCGCAAATTGGTCTGCTGCAACGGCTTCTCCGGTTAATGCGGGGGATATTGTCCAAACCGTTACACAGCGCGAACCGCCCACCGGCTTCTTACAAACGATGGGTAGAGGCGTTCAGAACGCTTTTGGCACCAAGGAAGGCGCACAAGCCTTCATGAGCGGATTGAGTGGAGGCGCTACTAGTCCGTTTGGGCAGGCATTGGGTAAATACGCCACGATTGCTGGTGCCATGATTCCGTTTGCTGAAGAACCCAAACCGATCAGTGTTCCGGGTATGGGCGAGGATATCGTCTACATTCCGGGCGGGTTCAATCCGCAATATGGTACTGGAGTAGGTCAGCCTTACCAGTTGCCGGGACGATACTACAAGCGTACTTCAAAAGGTTTAACCCCCTATAACCCATACCAGATGGCACCGGGGACACGTGGTTTTGCCGAAGGTGGTGCAGTAGACAAAAAACCTGAAGAAGACCCCAACGTAGTTGCTAATCGTAGGTACGTTGAGGAACTAAATCGTCGTGCCATGAATCCGGTCAACAATCCGTATGGGATGAACTTTGCCGGTGGGTTGGGTGGTACGAATGCCCCGTATACGGGCGGTACTCCCTACGGTAATTGGCCTACAGGTGGTGGAGATACCGGTGGCAGTGCTGGTGGCGGTGGGGCGGCTGATGTCGCTATGAACCTTGCTGCTATGTACGGTGTACAGAAAGGTATTGGTTCGTTGATGGGCACTCCGTACGCCCAAAGTTTAATTGCTGGGGCTAAGTCAGCCTTGGGATTGGGCGGTGCGGGAGCATTGACTGGCGTTACCCCGACCGGTTTGGTTCCGGGCACGACTGCTTATAACGCTGCGATGGCGGCTAAAGCGGGTACTGGGGCTGCTACGGGTACTGGCGCAGCCACGACGGGTACTGGTGCTGCTGGTAGTGGCACTGGAACGGCTGGAGCGTCTGTTCTTAAAGGTGGGGCTACCCCATTGGGCACGGCTGCTGCGGCTGCTGCTGCGTTGTATGGTGCCCAACAAGCCTATCAGGGCATCAAAAAAGGTAAGGAAGGTCAGGCTGCTGGCGGTGGCGCGTACTTGGCGGGAGCCTCTGGTCTTGGTGGTGCGGGGCTGACGAGTCTGGCTGGATTTGGTCCGGTCGGTCTTGCTGCCGCTGCTATTGCGGCAATCGGTGCTTCGCTGGTCAACACTAAAGAGCAAGGTGACGTTGCTCTGCGTAACTACTGGAAGGCTGTTGATCAAGGTCGCGGTATCGGTAGTGCGCCGCCTGAAGAACTTGCGAATGGTTTCATTAACTTCTATCGCACCAACAAAAATGAATTTGCTGGTCAGGAGAAGTACGGGCGCAAGGGTAATGAAGATTTTGTCTACGACATGACGCAAGTCGTAAACAAGGCTGTGCAGGACGGTAAGGTATCGAAAGACGCTACGCCTGAAGAAATTTATAGGAAGGCAGTACAGCCTTGGCTGAATAGCATGGGATCAGGCCCGAAGGATGCAGACGCCCGTCGCATTCAAGATTTCATGATGACGGACTTGATCTATAACTTCATGCAGGGCAAGCCGATTAGCAACGCGCAGGTTAAGGGTGACAAGAAATTCAAAATTGTCAGCGAAAGACCTGTTTATGCGGGGAATGTCCCAGCCGGTGCTCAACAGATTCAGCAAGCCAGCACTCAAGGCAGACGGCAGAATATGGACCCCGCTGCACTTGCTAACTATCTACAAACCCAAAATCCCTACGGACCCACGATGAACTTTGCTGATGGCGGGTCTGTTGGTGAAGATTACAACTTCGGCTTTGCTGACGGCGGTATGCCCGAGTACAAGGCTGGTGGGAAACTACTTGACGGCCCCGGCGACGGGATGTCCGACAGCATCCCTGCGGTAATTCGCGGTAAGGGTGTACAACGTGCTGCGTTGGCAGACGGCGAGTTCGTCGTCCCGGCTGATGTGGTATCGCATCTCGGTAATGGCTCCACCAAGGCAGGAGCTAAGAAACTGTATCAAATGATGGCGCAGGTTCGGAAAGCACGTACGGGCAAAAC